GCATTAAACCACCTAAATGTAAATGTGTTTCATGTTCTGGGTCACCATCACCAGGGCCAATAATTTCTTCAAATAGACCCATGCTTCTAATAGCATCTTTAAGTTGTCTGGTTTTTTCAATAGATGCTTTTACTGCAGCGGGGCTATCACCGCCTTTCTGATGTGTGACATCAAAAGCTTCACCATAACCGTGATAACTATTACCAGCGTGTACAGGAGCAGTACCGCCGAAAACAGGATGTTCTGCTACTTTAAAATCAAGAAGTTCAAAAACTTTACCAGTTTTAACGTATTCTTGGGGGTTCTCACTGTACATCATTGCACCAGTGAAAGACCTTTTAAACATAGAGCCAGGTCGAATTGCACCAGGTCTTTGAAAAGTACTGGTATCTCCAGATGTTTGGGATAAGCCTTGTTTTATTGCACGTAACTTAGCCGCTTCACGTGTCTTTGCATCATAGATCATACTACGAAACTCAGGACTTACATTTGCATTTAAATCTTGTGTTATTTGTGGTGGGTCTAATGGAGGAAGGTCCAAAGCTTCAAGTTGTGCATTAATAATTGTAAAAGGATCTGCACCATTACTAATACCAGCAACAGCTGCTACATCACGAGGAATAGTAAAACCAGGTTTACCATAACCATTCATAATAGCCACTGCTTCTTCTTTAGTAATAATACTTTCAGGTGTTTGTAAAACTGTAGATAAACCTTTATCGTAAATATCTTTTTTAAGTTCAGTGTAACTACGGTTTGCTTTTTCTAATGCTGGTAAGTTGCCTTGGTTAAGATTAGGAAAGGTTGCACTACCTCCAGCTTGATTAGGTTTACGAAACCACAAATTTTCTGGATCACGTGCACCAGCTTTTACCTCTTCAGCTAATTGTTGACCGATTGTAGTAGCTGCAGTATTAAAGTCCATACCACCTGCTACAGCTTGATCAACACGTTTACGATATTCAGCCCTCATACGACCTTGTAGAAACAGACTAGCAGGTGTATTAGGTTTGTTTGAACCAAAAGTTGTTACACCATTAGCAATGGTTTTAAAGGAATCAGATTGATCTTTAAAGACACCTTTAGTATATTTCTGCTGTTGTGCTGCAAATCTTGCACTTAATGTTTTAGCTGCAGTAGGATCAATACCACTTAAAGCATCAACAGCTTCCTGTGTAATAAAACCATCAGGAATAGCTTCATACTGTTCAATAGCTTTAGCTTTTGCTACTGCTTCATACGTATAGCTATTTGCATACTTTTGAATTGATTCCGGTACTTTACCATAAGTTTCTCTAAAGAATTCAATGGCAGCCTCAGCATTAGCTTTACTACCATTTTCAGTTAAAGACGTTAAAAATTTATTAGTATCTTCTTTATAACTTAAGTCATCAGCTTGAATCTGAGCACTACGATACTGTGTATCACCACGCTCCCGTGCCATCTTAATAGCACCCATTCTACCAGGGTTACTAACAGCAAAAGGTTGTCCTTTATTTACAGTAGCATTAGCTATCTGATCAAGGGTAAATAGATATTCACCATTAACACCTCTTTGAGTAGCTAAACCTTCAAGCCATTTATAGGCGGCTTCTCTGTTACCAGGATTAGCTCTTACAATTGTATTAAAAGAAGAAACAATGTTCTGATTAAATGCAGTAGGGTTTTGAGTTAGGATTGTAGTAGCATTATCTACAGCAATCCCTTGCTCCATCTTTAACTGACGGTTCTGAGCTTTTGTTACAATACCTTGGTTAACACCTGCAAGAGCTGTTAAACCATCACGTAACATCTCAGGTTTATAAGCTAAGACATTAGACCTTTCAAAAAACTCCCTTTGGAAATTAGTAACAAAAGCAGCTGTTTGAGCAGAGTCTAAATCACCAGCATCTAACAAAGCTTTATTTACTTGCTGTGGGTAGATATTAGTTAAAATATAGTTAACCCTAGCTTGGTCTAATTTATAACGACCATTGCTATCTAAAGACCTAGCTTTAGAAATAGCAAGAGGAGGACCACCTTTAGCTTGTGCTACATCAAGTTCACTTTGACGTACTTCTTCTGTAGCTGCTAATTCATACTCACCTAAGACTTGTCTAATAACTTCGTCTTGATTAGGATTAACCAAGAACTCATTAATCGCTTGTTGAGCACGTTCGTCAGACTTTACCTTTTGTATCTCTTCATATTTTTTAGCAGCTGTTTGACTTAAAGTAGCAACATTTTCAAAGATTTTAGTTTGTGCTGCTTGATTTATTTCTAATTGTTGTAAAGCTGCTTGTGAATCTAACTGAGTTTGACGTAATTGAGTTTGTTGGTTTTTTGTTTGAATTTGAAAATTCTTTTCACGTGCCCCTTTCTCATACTGTTGATTTGCTTTAATCTCTTGGTTAATACGTTGTCGTTGATCAATGTCAGCACGAGCAGCTTCACGCATACCTTGTAAGGTACGGTTACTATCTTCACGCATACGTGAGATAGCAGCATCACTTACTTGTTGTGGGGAGAAACCTCTAGCTCTAGCAGCTCCCCTATATTGTACTTGTTTTGTCATACTCTAAGTCCACCTCTAGCGTCTATTTGAGAGAAAATATTACCACCACCATTAGTGCTTCCTATTTGACCAAAGGGGCTTTGATAATTGCTTTGATTAACTATACCCATTCCAATTTGACCTGCTCCTTGAATAAATCCACTAAGAATTGGTGCAAACGTACTCTGTTGTCTAGCTGGTTGAATAGCTTGTGGCAGTACTTCCATAGGTTCAATAAAGATACGTTCAGGTGCTTGGGTAGGTAACGGAATAGCTGGTCCTTTTTTCGGTTTAATCATCATAGAAGCATTAGCCTGTAAATCAGCAGCATAACGTTGCAAACCAATCTGTTGCATATTACGTTGTGATTGCTCTACAGAACTAGATAAACTAGCATCCATAATAGCAGAGTTACGGCCTAAAGCTGCAATACTAGATTGCAATGCTTTAGTACGTGAATTACCAGCTTGACCTAAAGCAGCCCTACCTTCGTTTTGTAGTTGATCTACAAGCATACCTTGACGTGTAAAAGCATCTTCAGTAAAAAGATCATTCAATGCAGACTGTTCAGATTCATAAGCTTGCATTGCTGCAATACTATTATATGTAAGCCTATCTTGAGTGTTTTGAACAGACTTACCGTACTGCTCAATTGCTGATAAGTATCCAAAATCCTGTTGTTCAGTCTGGTATTGCCATTTTTTTATTAAGGTGTCCCGTTCAAATGCACGGGTATTAGCGTAGTTTTGTTTATCAACTTCAAATGAGCGTTTGTTATACTCATTAATTGCATCAGCTGCTTCTTCTGCATCTTTCTCAGCTTTCTCTGTTGCCCGCCTTGCTTCTCTGTTTTGTGCGTCAGCTTGAGATGAACCCAATAAACCGCCAAGAATAGATGTTCCGCCACCAATAAGTGCACCGGCGACTGATCCAGCAATAACAATACTCATCTCCAGTCCAGACTCAGCTAGCTGTTCACCCAAAAGATTATAATTTTTATTAATCATTAAGACCTCCTATAATAACGTGGGGAATAGTTGCCTTCCCACATCATCGATACTAACGATACAGGGTATGGTTGATTACTTGTCACTTTTAGTTCAAAATTAATGTTACGTTGATGGATTGGTACAACAAATCGATATTCAGGTTGTACTGGTTCACTATTAGCTTGATAACTATCAATAGCTGTTACTTCTTTTACATCCATCCATTCTTTCGAGTTAGTAAGTTTTGTTTTAAATGTAGTAGTACCAGAACGACCTACTGATACATTAACTCTAGAGATAGTTAAGTTAGCTGTAAAATCAGTTGTTTGTTCATCTCTTCTGAAATAAAACTTAGGTAGTGTTACTTCAAAATTATAATCATAACCAATTAACATACCATCTTCTAATTCTCTAAAATCTTTTGCTACTTCAAAATACGGACCATCTGTGTCTGATTTAGGAGTAGCCTTAACTGAATAACCAGCATCAACATTTGGATCAGCAATTAAAACAGTACCTTGTACGCTATTAAATAAAGAATAAGGTGTGTAGATTTTAGTTACATCATTAACATTATCATATACAACAGCATTACCTGTACCAGGATCAAATGGACGTGCAGCCATATCTAAGCAAGCGTTACCTGAAGTAACAGAAACCTTACCTGTAGGTAATTCATCTAAAGTAATTTTATTTAAGGTATATTCATCTTCATGTTGAGATACGATAATCATATCATCACCAAGAATATTAATATCTTGAATAGTACCAGTTAATTGCCATTTAGTCCAAGCTTGCATTACATCTTTGTCACCGTTGTTATAAAAACGATAAAGATATATGTAAGAATCTTGGCGATCAATTAGTGCAATTAATGAGTTCTGTGGACTAACAACAAGACGATCAATACTATTTGGAATCCATTCTAATACAATCTTACTGATGTCAATAACACTAGGGTTTTGATTAACATCTCGCAGTTGCATATAGAATAATTTACTGTAACCACTGACTTTACTAAGGAATGCAATTGTTGTACCCACATCTACAGGTGAAATGTTTACATCCATTTCATAGTTAGATACAGCACGTACAATTGTTTGACTAGGTGTCAGTACACCTGATTCAGGAGCAAGTATAAGGAACTGTTGTGTACCACTAAAGATTACAAGACCTTGAGGTGCAGGTAAAACATCAGTCAATGTAACGGGTCTAATACTTGATACATTTACATCAATAGGGTCTGAATCAATTTGTGTTAAAGCTGATTTAGCAAAGAAATTATATGCATCATTTGCTACACCAAAGATAACATTATCTTCCGACAGTACACCAAACCTATTGTTATAGAAAAAGGTAGCGTTAATCTTTTTACCAACAAATGAAGGTTGGGGGTTAGTTATGTCATCACCAGCTAATCGATCAGTCCAACCAATTGTTCCAAAAGTAAATGTAAGTGGACCTGTATTAATTAAAGCATGTGGCATTGTAGAAGCAATTAGACCAGGTGATACATCACGTGCTATAGTTTCTTTCCAATAACCACGACCTCTGTTTAGTGTAGTATCGTAAGCTACAAATTCAACATAATAATCATCTTCTGCTGCGTCACTATTTAAAATTCTTACAACATGACCGCCAAAAGATTCAAGTGGTAGTTTAGATACATCAGTTACATCATCTTCAAATACTTCAAGTGCAGTGTTATTAAGACCACCTCTAGCATCAATGTCAAAAGCTACAGGAGTACCAGTAACTGCACTGTAATCAGTTTTAACTGCATTAGCACCAGTACCACGTTTAATAACAATACTGTTGTTGTAGCCTTCTAAATACCAGATACCATCAAAATTGGTATTACCTGCTGTATGCTGTGCTTGAATAGTAGCTCCAATACGATCAATTAAATGGTGGTTAATATCCACATCAGCAGAATCATACAACAACATATCATCAAATGTTGTATTGTTTTGAGCAGTTACTTGTGCTTCTACATTTTGAATGGTAACTGTGTATTCGTCAGTTTCTTTAAGTGTAAGTAGTTTAAGAGTAGCAACTGAATTAGCAACAAACGTACCTGCTGCTTGCATAGCAGTATTAATAGTTTTGTTAGTAATAATTGTTGTATCTTGGATACTACGAAAATGATAATCGTTAGAGCTAGTACCAGTTAAATATGCTGCACCATTATTAGTTACAGTACACCAATCACCATCTACTGTCCAAGCATAAATAACCGCACCCTTAATTGCAGCAACATAAGAACCTTGTGCACCACGATCAATAAAGGTCCATACAGCACCATCTAAAGCAGCCTTATTGAAGGCAGTACCAGCATTGTTTTTTAGTTTATCAATAAACTTCATACCAGGCCTTTTTATTAGACCATAGGTAGGATCAGGATAACCGTTAATACATTCAGATACTTGACCTTCTAGTTTTTTGTCGTCATTTTGTCTGGATACACCACCTAAAAAATTAGGTATTAGTTGAGTAATTGCTGGCATTATCGAATCAAAGTATTAAATGGACTGTAGGATTTGTAATAGTTACCGCTTTGTGGTGCACCAAAGAAACTATGATCACCTTGATTGCAATCATATTCTAAAGCCATAGCTCTTGTATAAGCTTCTTTTTGTTGTAGGATTTGATACTGATTAGGATCACCTACTAAACGACTAGAAGCTACAGAAGCAGCACGTGCTACAATATAATCTTGAATAGGTTGTGGAATATTATCATATTCAAATTCCCACAATATATCAAAGTAAAGAGTCTCTTCAGTATCCCATATATCTGTATGTTTAATAGTATCATATAAGACACCACCACGATTTACTACATTACGACCTAAGTTAGATACATAATCTTGACTAAGATCAGCTTGAATTACATTGTTTGGTATAGTTACTTTTTTAGTAACTGAATCAGGTTGTAATTTATCATAATTACGTTCTACATTATAAGACCATCCTTCTGCCTGTACTTCACGTGTAACTTCAGTTAAAGTGTTATAAGCAATCGCAACGTCCGGGTTGGTTTGTGTTTCTACTTTATAAGAAACTACTGAACGATTCATCGTAATACTACCAGTGGGTGTAGTATGGGTAATATTAAGAGTGTAATCATATGTTTCAGGTGTTGTATCTTGTGCTGTACCAGTAGTAGAAACTGCAGTATTAGGTTCTACACCAGTTCCAGTGATATATGTACCAACTTGTAGGTCAGAGGTTTCAGTGGTTAAAATCACACCAGTGATAGAACCAACAAATGTACCAGTAGATTCAAGGACAAAAGTTTCTTCAGTTGTTAACGTGTTTACAGGTGCCTGACCAACTGACGCCAGGATCTGATTAACAGCTTGTAATTGGGTGTTTGGGCCAGTAGTAGGAAAAGGCATGATTTGATAATGAGTATTATTCTCAATAAAGAATTAAAAAAAAGGAGCCTCCGAAGAGACTCCCAATATAAGATAAACAAACGTATCAGGTAACGTTTGAAGGATAAGAAGTACCGAATGCAGTAGGTGCAGAGCTAGTAGCATAAAGCTCAACAGCAGCAGCAGGGTTCAGGAAGTCAGCGCCCATAGCCAAACGGCCAAGGATCACATCACCCTGATAAATGACAGAAACATCACCACTGGTTACTTGAACCTGAGGAGCGATTGCTTCGACACAACCAGCAGCTTCACGTTGGAAGATAAGACCACAAGAGGTTTCGAAGGCATTAGCAGCACCGTAGTTATTACGAGGACCAGCAGCAGTACTAACAGTACCAGCTTCGATGTCTTCACTAATGAAGTCACCAGTGTTACCAGGGCTAGTAACAGCACCACCATAGTTCACACCATACTTACCGAAGAAAGGCAGGTTCATGGACTTGTAGATTTTGATACCAGCGATCTCAATAACACCCTTACCGCTTTGCAGTGAAGAGCCTTGTACATCACGGTTGATCAAACCGTTATCACCAGTAGCTTGGATCAATGCATAATACTGACGAGGGTTCAAGACAGCAACACGTCCGTCTTGTGATACACCTTTCTCATCAAGAGCAGATGCTGCATCATAGAATGCATTAACAAGTTTAGCTTGATCATAAGCATCAGATTCAGCACCTGCACCAGTACCAACTTGAATCTGAGTACCACCTGGTTCAACATAACCAGTTTTAGATACAGGAGATGCAAGACGTGCACCTTTAGCAATTTGACGGAAGATCAAGCGGTCGTATTTTTCGGCAAGAGCGTAGCCGATCTTACGACTAATTTCTGAACGAAGATCATAATGAGAAAGAGTCTCATCAAGGTCATAAACGAAAGCTGAACTGATCAGCAGGTCGTCAACCGTGATGGTCTTCTCAGCCACAGGAGGCGCATTGTTGCTATCACCAAGGATGCTGTTACCAGGAGTATGATATTCAGACTTGGTACGACCTGTGTAGATAAACTGAAGAGATTTGCCACTCTTAAGTGTACGCTTCATGACCAAATCACGAGCGATTGTGTTGTTCTGGAATCCTTTGAACATCTCTCCACTGAACAGTTTCAGATAGAGAGCACGGCGTTCGCTAGTATCAGCGATAGCACCATTAAGTGCACCCGGCGCAGTAAGCTGTGCGGGGTTAACAGCAGATTGAAAAGGCATTTTAAATAATAAAAAATAAAGATATAACAGTCACCAAACGTTTGATGTTATTTAATTTGTATTGTGGTCTATCCCACCGTCTAGACGGCAAAGGTTGTCCTCGTAAGGGCCAATGCCAATAGTGAAGAGGGGAATTGCACCCCTCATTAGATCTATCTCACTTGGTGTATTTTACACCACGATAGCAATAAGTCTTGCCTTGCATAGTAACCTCTATAGAAGCCTCCATAAGCCCCGTTCCATGCTTATGGTGTCATGCGCCCCGAAGGATGAACGGACGTGCTTCTAGTGCGTGCTAACGCACACTAGCCAATCACAGGTGCCTTAGAAGAGGCAAGGTCAAGTGGGAAGTTATGAGCGTTTCTCTCGTGCATAACTTCGAGTCCAAGACCAGCACGGTTCAAGATGTCAGCCCAGGTATTCACAACATGACCTTGGCTGTCTTGGATGGACTGGTTAAAGTTAAATCCATTCAAGTTGAACGCCATGCTGCTAACACCAAGAGCAGTGAACCAGATGCCGAGAACAGGCCAAGCTGCCAGGAAGAAGTGAAGGCTGCGACTATTATTGAAAGAGGCATACTGAAAGATAAGCCTACCGAAATAACCGTGAGCAGCCACAATATTATATGTCTCTTCTTCTTGACCAAATTTATAACCATAGTTTTGACTTACCTCTTCAGAGGTCTCACGGATAAGAGAAGATGTAACAAGCGACCCGTGCATAGCACTGAACAGTGATCCACCAAAGACACCAGCAACGCCAAGCATATGAAAGGGATGCATAAGAATGTTGTGCTCTGCCTGGAAGACGAGCATGTAATTAAACGTTCCAGAAATGCCAAGAGGCATTGCATCAGAGAATGAACCTTGACCAAAAGGATACACAAGGAATACAGCAGATGCTGCTGCAACTGGAGCTGAATATGCGACAAAGATCCAAGGCCTCATTCCAAGCCGATAACTAAGTTCCCACTCTCGTCCAAGGTAACTGTAGATACCAATAAGGAAGTGGAAGACGATAAGTTGGAAAGGTCCACCGTTATAGAGCCACTCATCAAGAGTTGACGCTTCCCAGATGGGGTAGAAATGTAGACCGATGGCGTTTGAAGATGGGACGACTGCCCCGGAGATGATGTTGTTTCCATACATGAGAGAGCCAGCAACGGGCTCACGAATTCCGTCAATGTCAACGGGAGGAGCTGCAATAAATGCAACGATAAAGCAAGTTGTAGCAGCGAGTAATGTTGGAACCATTAGGACTCCAAACCAACCAACATATAGTCGGTTGTTAGTACTGGTTACCCAGTCACAGAAGTTGTTCCAAACATTATTTTGTTTTTGTAGCGTAATTGAAGCGGTCATTTAAATAGTAGTACATGTTTATGAAGCGATTAGCATTTGTTAAATGCTTCACTTTATTAAGCGATTAAATAAGACCAGTTTAAAGACTTGGCTGTCTAGAGCTATGCAGGGAATTGCACCCTGCTTATTCTATTTAGCTTCTTCTTCAACAGAAGGATTTCTTAATTCATTTAATTGTTCTAGTGTTGTAGGAGTACCAGAACCTGCAAACATACGAGATGGTGTATTAACATTAACTAGATATTGATCCCACTCAAGGGGAGCTTCTCCTTGGAAGTTAACGTGATGTCTGGTGTCATATTCAGGGGCTGTCAATTCAACCCCCTCTTCGTCATAGGTGCCTGGAATCGTCTCTATTGAGCCAACTTCATCGATGGCTCTATCATGCGTGTAAGGGATTACAACAGCCTCAGGGGCTTCCTCAGAGGGCTCAGAAAGCCATCCAAGGGTTCCACAGGCTGCCACGAAGGTATCCCTATCTGGGAATCGGTAGCAATACATAGTTATTCTTCAATTGTAAATACATAACCCAGCTCTTCGGCACGAGCTACGGCTTCTTGTTCGTTGTCGAATTGTTCGATACTGGGTTGACCTGATTTAAATGCACTGCCTTGCTCTAGTTCAACGTAGTGAACCACATCAGGACCGTGGCAGACGTAATAAGTAGTGTTGTCCATAGGATTAAGCATTGAAGGAAATAGTCCAACC